ACCAAACGGCACATAATTTTTATATACAGCAGGTACTAGATTTTCGGTTTCTAAATCTGTGGTAACATTTGAAATACGATTACCAGACTTCACTTCATTTTGTTTTGGCATTGGAATAACCTGTGCATTATAATCAATCATTTCAGCAACAGGTGCCGAGGAACTATTTGGTACTTTATACAAGCCACGACCAACTCGGTTACTAATATCTTTAGTAAACCATTGAGCACCAGAAATATTTAATTTTGAACAAATATCCTTAATCTCAGATTTTGTTACGGTGCTTTTGCCAGTGGCAATTAATAATGTTTTAAACTTTTCACGAATTTCAATTTTGCTACTCATAATATAACCTTCCATTTTTCACTAGATCCTACCATTGTATCATAAACCACAATCAAAGTCAAGCACGCTGTTGCTTAAAAGCAACACCTTAGGCAGCAATGCCATCAATGAACCTTGACACCATCACACGATTGACCGCTTTCTTTTTATTCATTCTCATAAATGCCGTTTTTAACTTGTTAGCGGTTACCGCACCAGTTACAACCAACTCCTCATCTTCAATCTGTAAATCAGAACCACCAGGCACAATAAAGAATGATTCGTAGCCTTTATTGTAAGATTGAACAAACTTTTCACTTTTCATTTTAGCAACAATGTCTTTAACAATATCACTTTTATCTGGCGAAATCATCATATGAGTAGCACTATATTTTTCTTTAATCATCTCATTAATAGATTTACCATCTTTATTAACATACCTGTGAGCAAGAGCTTGTCTTAATTCACGGCCTTGGCCTGCAATAAAGAAACCAAAAATCTTTGCATCAGTCTTGGCACGGAACCAATCAAAGATACCGATGCGGAATGATTCATCATAAAATCCATTAAGAACGGATGGTTCAATCTTAACCTGTAATTTAGATTCATAATCTTTAATGAATACATTTTCCCGAGAGCTATTAAAACCTGTGGGTTTCACTACTTTTTCACCTTGTTTTTCCCATTCATATGGATCCCGCTCTTGACATATTCTACTTGTATTATCAGCATCGCCATCATGGACAATCACAAGGTTAACCAAATCTAAATTATTCACTTTACGGAATTGTTTTGTGATTGGTTCTAATGCAATCATCGCTTGCAACAAAGGAGTATTACCAAGATGCTCACTATTTGGCCGACCGAGAGAATGATAATTACTAGTATAAGATTCTTTTAGCAAAACCAAATTACGAATACAGCGGTTGAATTCTGAATTGCTCATCTTTGAATTGATATACTCACGCAAATATACCGTATCAAAACAAAATTCATTTACATTTTGTTCAAAGCATTTTTCTTTTTTGTAATCTCGGTTAGGGTAATCAAAGTAACGGCTTTCTGTTACATCACCAAAACCATACAGAACAAATGGAATATTCACTTTACGGCAGAACATGGCAAGAACCAAAATCTGTTCAATTGAACCTGCCATATTACGGGACATGGAACCAGAGCGGTCAAGCAACAATACTAAGCCGTGAGATTTACCTTTTGGTACTCTCATCATCTTACGGAAGATATTATCTTCCACTTGATACTTGTATAGTTTACTGATATCAATGTCACCTGTATTAGACACTTTAGCCTTTGCATAAGCACGAGCGGCTTTCTTCATTTCAAATTCTTTGGCCAATAAACTAACATAGCGCTCATTCTTTGATTTGAATTCTTTTACTTTAGATGAAGCATATGATTCAAAACGAGCATTACGCTCAGGAGAACCATCATGTTTGAAATAATATTTTTCTAATAACTCATGCACACGCTTGGCAGGAGTAACAATGTTATCAAGGTTTGCTTTAGGAATTTTACCATAAAGGTATGGTTTACATTCTTGAGCAACTAAACTATCTTCATTCTTACGGAAGTTTTCATCGGTTTCACAAGAAGGCTCAAACTGGTCAATATCAGTAGGCTTAGATTCTTTATCGTGATTGATTGAATTGCCATTTTCATCACTATCAGTTTCTTCACCATTATCATTTTCAGAATTAGATTTTTTGGCTTCTTGTTTCTCTGAACCACTTTCGCCTTTCATATCACCGCTTTGAGAACCGTCTTGTTCTTCTTCGCCTTCTTCTTCATCATACTCTGAATAACCATAATCATCATCAGAATCAACATCGTCACCATCATCTTGTTGGTAATCCATACTTGCCAACAATTGCTGTAACATTTCAAATTGTTCATCTTTAGAATAATTGAATACAGCTTTTGTAACACGAATAACATCTTCCCATGTTTCACAAGCTTCAACTTGTTTTACCAATTTCATTTCTTCATCAGTAAAATTTACTTTGGTTGTGCCAGAAGATTTTGTATGAAGATTAAGGCGGTCAATAAATGACAAACTATTTAAATCACGACCTCTAATACCAAAAAAATCTTTATCAAAAAGTGCTTGATAACTTTTAACGAATGAAGAACGAATACCAGGATATTTCCGTTTTACTTTTTTCTCAATACGAGCATCTTCAACTACATTCAAGAAGCCTTTATATTTGGCACCAAGAGAAGAAGCCGCTTCATGCCAACCTTCGGCAGGTGTATAGAGAGCATGGCCAACTTCGTGACCTAACATATGGTCGTATGTAGCACCAGTCATATCTTTCCAGATAGGACAATAGAGAACACGATTTTTAGGGTCGAACATCGCTGTGCGAATCTTTTGATGCTCGATAGTAAGATTTTCTGTGGCAAGTAACTTTGCCAATTGTGATTTAGATTCTACTGTAAATGCCATATGAACTTTCTGATTAATATGCAACCATTATACACGAACCACGAGGAAAGTCAAGCTTACTTGTTGTGTGAAAACAACAGGCTAAGCTCTTGTTTTAATTGAGGATTTTTTGCAACCTCATGTAGGATATGACTGGCACCGTGGCATTGAAAGGCACGAATGACATCGGCAACACAGGAATAGAAATGCATTTCTTCCTGTTCTAATAGTGTGTGAGAGTAATCTTCAATCATGAGGCTATGATAACACACCTAGATTAAAATTGAGGCAATTATTTTGAAATGTTTTCCCAAAGAGTGCGATAAGTTTCAACCACATCTGCCCACAATTTGATAATTGTTTTTATTGGGTGTTCAATGAGAGAGGCGAAAGCGATTAATGTTGCTGGTATGGCAACAAGTAATGTGATTAGAAAACCTACGATGCCTAGAAATGTAAACATAGTCTTTTATAGTGGAGCGGTGGCCTTGAGTTGCACAAGGTTAATTAAACGGGAAGTCCAACTTGTTCTACAACCCACCGCATATTCAATACTATAACATTATATATGTAACTTGTCAAGCGTTTTAACGGCAAAAGTTTTTATCTGCCTACTTGACCTAGATATTTTGCCTTTGTTTCTTCCCATGATAGGTAAATCAAATCATCATAAAACAATGTTTCATAGGATACTTTATTCTTCTTGGTCAATTGTTTAATTCTACCAATGGCGTGTTTTGTTTTCCAGATATTCACCAATGATTCATAGCTGGTATCAAATGATTTTACCAACTTATCTTCTTTGATTTCACCACGGAGAAACTCATAAGAGTTATCATACAATGGTGAGAAGTAAATGCCTCGAGCATGGTCAGTTCTAATCAATTCTTTAGGCACACCAAGTTTACTATATGTAAAGCCTAGTGAACGATTCTTATGGTCACGCTTATATGGTTGACCTGATGGTTTCTTTGCAACATACCATTCAAAGTATTTGCGAGTATGATTCTTCTTTAACCAATTAATAATATCATACCGAGTTTCTCTACTTGGTTCAAATGATACTGAACCTGCCGTGAAACCCATCTTCTGCCAGTGGTCAAGATTGTCATACTGTGATAGACCATCAGCCTTTGTTCTGCCATACAATGATGTAGTAGTTACACCAACAAGAACATCACCATATTGTTTCTTCCAAAGTCTTTGCACTTCATCAGACAGGCAGAGCAATGCCAATAATTTACCACCAACATAATTGAAACCAAGTGGTTGAAATGGCACAATAGTAGAACCAATTGCCGTGTGATTAATCATACTGCCTTGTGTCTTTAGTTCACGAGGCCAACCAATTTTCTCATCACGAGGAGTAAGGTCTAAGAAGTCAGATGATATACAGATGACACCTAGATACTTGCCAGTCACCTGGTCACGAACCAAGAAGTTTAGGTTGCGACCAATGTTACTATTGTTCTTCATTGTTGAAATGAAATTACGAACAGTATTCCATCTTTCAGGTAAATCTTTGCTTCGTTTTTTCTCAACTTCAAATGTAGAACCATCAATACCAATCTGCATATCTTTACCAGAATCATCTGTGTATTCTAATACAGGTTGTAGTTTTAGGTAGTCATCAGCTTCTGTTGGAATCCAAATAGAAGATTTAACTTCATCAACAATCTTTTGTTGGTTAGGTTCAACCAATTGTGTTTCTTCACCAAATAATGTTTGATTGGTAACAGTAGGATACTTTTCTTTTACTTCACACCACTTTTGATAGAGTGTGTATTCTTTCACATCCATTTGCGAAACATAAGTTAAATCATTGATGACTTTTTCTTTAAGGTAACTCTCATCAATATCAACAAAAGATGCTGGCGGATTTTCATCTTGCCATTGTTTCCATTGTTCTTCTACATCAGCTTTAGCATCAATCATACTTTTTTGTGCAATCTCATAATTTTTTTAATTAACTTCTTTTGTTGTTTCTTTGCCATTTGTAATGCAAGTGGTTTAACATGATTCGTAAATCTAATTCCGTTCATGTGGTCAAGTTCGTGTTGATAACATCTTGCTGTTAAACCTTCAAAACGCATTTGCACAACTTTACATTCTTCATTAATAAACTCTGCTTCTACCCAAGAATGTCTTTCTACATTAAGTGCTAAGCCAGGAAAAGATAAACATCCTTCTTTATCTCGTATCAAGTCAGGCGAAGCATTAATAATTTTTGGATTGATACAAGCCCAAACTGCATCATTGGCACCAATTACAAAAACTCTTTCAAATACTCCACATTGATTAGCAGATAGTCCAATACCACCATGTAACTTCATGGTCATCTTCAATCGTTTGATTAGTTTACCAAGAACTGGATTTGGCAATCGTGTAACATCATATTCAGGTATCTTTTGAAGAAGCATTGGATGATTATCATCAAACAATGATAAAGGTTGAATTACTTCTTCTTTTTCTTTAACAATACCTTCTTCGGTATTAATTGTAAACATTTCACTCATACTTTCATTACCCAATCTTCTGCACAAATTTCGGCATCTTCTTCTCTGTCAAAATACTTAGCATCATTATAATCTGTTTCTGCTTCATAAAGCAAGGCCATAAACCTAGATTTGCCTACACCAGTTAGATAGACTTGGCCTGTTCGGTTATGCCCATCGGTATACTCACTTAATTTTTTGAATTCATCCATTATATCATCCTATGATTGGTTTGTCAAATAAAGATTCTTTTATTACCTGTGGATCCCATGCCGTTCTGGAATCACACATAAGAACATTCATATCCAAAAGTTCACGCAACCCTAAATGCATGGCAAACGGAACATTATATTGTTCTTTTGCCTTTTGAATGTAATCTATTAAAGCCTTTTGATATAATTCGGCATATTTCTTTTGGCACATATATGCCTTATTGTCGCCAATGGCAAATACTCTCCAATTTTTATAGTTGATATTTGATAAAGAGAATTGAAAGGCTGCACTATTCACACCAGGATATTCTTGGTCTTGAAAGTCATCAAGTGCAATAATACCATCATCTCTCATCTTACTACTAAACAACATCAAATCACTTAACACAGCCGAATGTTCATGGCAACCATCAATGTGGAGAAACCTTAATTCATTTTGAAAAACAATATCATCAAACTTTAATTCTGTTGTATCTTCTAATCTCCAAATTAAATTATTGGAATTACCAAACTTTGTGATATTAGATGTGGCTTTTTCTTTATCAGATTCAGAAAAAATATCATATAGATAAAAATTATTGTTACCAATAAATTGTGAGATAGCAATGGCACTTTTACCATATGCAACACCAATCTCACACACATCGCCTTTTGGTTTCTGTAATTCTTTTAAAATTCCGTATGTAATGATAATGTCTTTAGGGTAAAACCAACCTTCTACTTCTTTGTCGATTACTTCTTTATAGTTTCTTAAATATTGTTCAAAGTTCATTTTACAATCCTACTAAAATTTTTAACCTTCTCAAAACGAATTACATTACGGAACTTATCTTGTAGTATATCACCTTTATGAGAAATAACAAATACATTTGTGCCTTCTAGCATCTGCAATATGGTCATTAGATATTCCGTGCCATTGGCATCAAGGCTCGAATCAAACACTTCATCAAGTATTAATAGATTAGTATTGGCAGAGTTTTTTAGTTTAGCAACAGCACGCCAACTAAACAATAATGCCAAATCAATCTTTTGTTTTTCACCCTCTGAAAAAGAATCATAGGTGAAATCATCACGGTGCCTTGATTTGATTGTTTCTTTAAACGATTCATCAAGGTTAAAATTCACAAAGAAATCAAATGATGCCAGATATTTGTTTACCAATTTGTTAATAATTGGCAAATACTGTTTGATAATTTTGGTCTTGATACCTGTATCTTTCAACAAGCCAGATGCTACCTCATAATATGTTTTTTCATCTATAAGGGTTCTTAAATGTTGCTTTAACTGACTTAATGATTCATTTATGATACTTAATTCTTGCTCTTCTTTGTCGGTACTTGATTTGTTTAATTTCAAATCTTCAATTTGTTTTTCTAACCGTTTAATATATTTGTTTGTTTCGGTAATAGTGGTATTTTTGGTTGCAATTTCAATTTGCAATTCTTGAATTTTCTTTTGTGTTTCAGAGATTGAATTCAGTTTAGTTTGTTCTGCTAATAACTTTTTCTCTAACTCTTGCAAGCCATGGTCACATTCCGTAACCTTGGTACCAAGTAAGGTAAGTTCTTTCTCTTTGAATTCCATGGCAATGGCTTGCCTACACGTTGGACAATCGTTATTGTGTTGAAAGAAACTGATATCCTTACGAAATTTGGATAAGTTGCTTTCAATTTGCGATTCAAGTTTT